TCTAATGAGGTGTCAGTCAATGGTGCTGGTGCTCATTTGACCGAAGTGGGAGATGAACTTATTATTTGTTCTTATATACAGTTGGATGAGAGTAACGAGACTCTACCTCTCAATCATACTCCGAAAATAAAAATAATCGACCCTAAAGACCGACTTTATAGAGAACTTTTGGGGTTAGATTGATGGAATATACAGTATTAGTCTTTCATATGGTAGTATTGATACCTATGGTTTACTTTATATGGAAAGATGGGTATAATAAAGGAAAAAGAGATGCCACAATTCACAGGATTAAAGAGTAACTTTTATACAGGAATAGTCGAAGACCGAAACGACCCTTTACAGGTTGGTCGTGTTCGTGTTCGTATATTTGGGTTGCATACCGATGATAAATCCCTTATAGGGACTCCAGACTTGCCTTGGAGTGATGTTTTAATGCCAAACACGACTTCTGCACTCTCTGGGTTAGGTTCTTCTCCACATGGACTCGTAGAAGGTTCTACAGTGATGGGATTCTTCCGAGATGAGGATGATATGCAAGATTTTGTGGTCATTGGGTCATTATTTGGAAGACCGAGTGATAATTATAAGTCTGCATTGGGTTCAGAGGATGAAAAAGCAACAAAAAGGTCTCCAGAACATGGTTTTAATGACCCTAGACTAGACACAATCAGTGATTATAAGGAAACGAATGATGGTCAGAAGATGGGTAATAGAAATAATGGTAGGAATTGGGGTTATGATTCCTCTCTAGAACTATCTCCAAGAAGACCAGAATCATTAGAATTTAATATTGATGGTAGTGGAGTTAAAATTAATCAACCAGACAAGGGAGTAAATTATCCGAAAGAAGACTATACTAAAATAAAACACTCCGATGTGAACATGGCTGCAGTGGATAAGAATGCTTATCCGAATAATATGATTGAATTGCAAGAGGGTACAACAGTCAAAGAAGGTGTTGATTCAGAAGGTAAGAAAATGACTCGTATATCACAAGTCAATCCGAAATATCCATTTAATCATGTCTGGGAATCCGAATCTGGTCATGTACTAGAAATGGATGATACTCCTAATTCCGAAAGATTACATATGTACCATAGGTCTGGGACTCGTTTAGAAGTCTTACCAGATGGGACTCAAACCATGAAGGTCGTAAATAATAATTACGAGATAACATTAAAAGATAAAAAAATATTAATTGGTGGTGGTGCAGATATAGAACTTATGAATGGTGATTATAATATAGTTACCAGAAAACAAGATGATAATGGTGGTAATGTTTTTATTACATGTGACACCGATATTAATTTAACAGCAAAAGGTGCAATTAAATTAAAAGGTAAAGTATCTATTAATGGTACAAAATATGATGATTAAATATTATGACCGAATCCACAGAAAATAATACTACAGCAGTTGCAATACCTTGTCCCCAAGTTATTATTCCTACTGCTGATGACCTCGAAGAAATAATAATCACAATAGTAAATAAATATGGTGCAGAATATCTTGAACCCATAGAAGAAATATTAGGTGCATTTCCATTATCTTTTACTTGGTCAGCTGATTTAGATATTCCAGAATTAGAATGGGAAGCAAAAATACAAGCAATCATTGAGGAATTTAAATTATATCCTATTGTCAAGATTGCAGAGTTTTTAGGAGTCCCATTAACAGTTGTCGTTCCACCTTTTGGTTTAGAAGTAGATTGTAAAAAATTATTTGAAGACCCAGATTATAAACAAGAACTTCTTAAACAATTAAAAGAAGAAATAGGTATTGACAAAATAGAAAAACTCATGTCAGAGTTTAGTGCTGAGAATTGGAATGGTGAGTTTGGTATTGACATTCCAGATATTCAATTACAAAAAGCATGGAAGGAAATGATTGAGGAACTCCAGAAGTTAATGCAAGGTGGTTTCTTAAAGAAGATTGCAGACCTACTAGAGAAAGAACCATTAGAAACTATTATAGAATCTTTACCAGACCCTATAGGATTCTTCTTAGAAATAGTCAAGTCAATTCCTAATGGTGGATTTGAGTTTGATTCAGAAAAACTATTTAAGAGACTTAGAGAGGAAGCTGAAGAAGCAGGTGTTGAACTTAGAGATTATTTACTAGAAACAGAAATACCTTTTGTATCTGAAGTTCCATCTATATTAGGACTTGATGATATCTTACCAAAGACTCTAGGTGATTTAATTAATTTAGACATTAAAGATAAACAAATAGATTTTCCTAGATGGGATGAACAAAAGTTATTTGAAAGATTTAAAACCTTTATAAAAGACTTACCTCAAGTATTGATTGAAGCATGTCTTGCAAAACTAACTGAACTGATTAGTTATTTCATACCACCAGAAATACCGATACCATTTACTCTATGTACATTCCTATCAGTAATTGGTTTCCCAAAAGAGATATCAGTTAACAATCTAGTGTTAGAAGGGACATAAATACTTCTATGAGTAATAATTATCTAAAGAATCAAAACAAAATAACTGCAAGAAGATGGTATACTGATATTGATTTAAATATCACACCTCATCCTTCTTCTGGTGATGTAGTTTTAAAATATGATAAGGATGCAGTCAAAAGGTCACTAAGAAATATTATGTTGACCAACAATTACGAGAGACCTTTTAAACCAAGCTTTGGTGCAAATTTAAGAAGTCTATTATTTGAACTTGCAGATGATATTACTAGAACAGAAATAAGAAAACAAATAGTAGAAGCATTGGGAGACTTCGAACCAAGAGTTGCAATTGAGAATATTTACTTAACTCAAGATAGAGCTAATAGATTACACATCAACTTGCATTATGGTATTCGAGGAATTGAAGAACCACAAGAACTAGAAGTTATACTACAGAGAGTAAGATAAAATGGCAACAGTAAAAAGTTCACAAGTCAATATTACCGATTTAGATTTCGATGATATTGCATCTAATCTAAAAGAATATCTTAAAGGTCAATCGACTCTTAAGGACTACAATTTTGAAGGTAGTAATATTAGTATACTAATAGACCTTCTTGCATACAGTTCACATGTATCAGCATTCAATGCAAACATGGTTGCATCTGAATTGTTTTTGGATACTGCACAAATAAGAAAGAACATTGTTTCTCGTGCAAAAGAAATTGGTTACACACCAACAAGTGCAACTGCCTCTATGGCAAAGATTGATTTAGAAGTAAACAATCCTTTGATTGGTGGTGAGACTCCTACTTCTTTAACAGTTAGTAGAGGACATAAATTTAAAACAGTATATGATGGAGTATCATATCCTTATGTCTTATTAGAATCAAAAACAATCAGTCCATCAAACAATGTATTTAAATTTGAAGACTTAGAAATATATCAAGGTACAATGAACTCCGATATCTTTGCATACAATGGTCAAGTTCAAAATCAAAGATTCCCACTTACAGAAGAGTTAGTAGACACAACTAGTATTACTGTTACAGTTCAGTCTACAGGTGGTTCTAGTTCTGCATGGTCACAAGCAAAAGATATTAGTGCAGTAAATAAAAATAGTACAGTATGGTATGTACAAGAAAACGACCAAGGCCAGTATGAAGTTTACTTTGGTGATGGTGTTATTAGTGCAGAACCTTTAGATGGAGATTCTATTACAATATCATACTTGGTAACAAACGAACAACATACAGAAGATGCAACTGTATTCAGTATGTCAGATAACATAGGTGGAAACTCCGATGTTACTATTACAAACAAACTTCCATCTGTTGGTGGTAAAGCAAAAGAAGGAATTGAATCAATTAGATTTGCAGCTTCTAAATTCTATACATCACAAAACAGATTAGTTACAGTAGATGATTATAAATCTAAACTACAAACTTTATATCCAGGCGCAGATTCAATTGCAGTCTGGGGTGGAGAAGACAACAGCCCACCACAATATGGAAAGATATTCATTTCAATTAAACCTTCTCAGAATGTAAATAAACTAACGACCTCTGAAAAGATTTTGTTGAAAGATAAAATGAAATCACTAAACATGTTAACAGTCAGACCAGAAATTGTTGATGCAGATATTATTGATATCTTAGTTACTACTAACTTTAAATACAATCCTCGTGCAACAACTAAAACTACATCTGAATTAGAAACATTAGTAAGAGCTGCAATCATTACACACGACACTGATAACTTAAGTGGGTTCGATAGTATTTTCAGACATTCAAATCTCTTAAAAGATATAGATGGTGCAGAAGATTCAATTCTTTCCAATATTACAACTGTCAAACTTCGTAAAACAATATCTCCGACTCTTAATCAGTCATTAGGATATACTGTAGAACTTGGTAGTGGTAACTCATTCTATAACCCACATAGTGGTCATAATGCAATGGCTGGTGGTGTTATAAGTACAACAGGTTTTAAAGTATCTGGTTATACAGATACATTTTATTTTGATGATGATGGTAAAGGGAATCTACGAAGATATTCCTTTACTGGGTCAAACAGAATTTATGCAGATAGTCAAGCAGGAACTGTTGACTATGCAAATGGTAAAATTGTTGCAAATGGTGTTATTATAACAGAAACAGAGAACACCGATGATACAATACATTTTACAATAATTCCGAGTTCATATGATGTGGTTGCATTTAGAAGTAACCTTTTAGATATTAACACATCATTGATAAGTGTGACTGGTGCAACAGACACCATCGCATCTGGTGATACGAGTGCTGGGGTAGGATATACATCCTCAACTAGTTACTCCTAAACTATGATTCGTGTATATGCACGAAGTAACATTCCCACATGGTGTGGGTTTATATTAATGCTAAATTAGAGAGGAACTAAAAATGGCAGATAAGAAAGTAACAGCATTGTCCGACTTAGGGACAGGCATCGCAGGTGAAGACTTGCTTCATGTTATTGATGACCCTTCTGGAACTCCAGTAAACAAAAAGGTGTCACTCAGTAATGTTTTAAAAAACCTTCCAGACTTTGTTGCGTTTGGACAGGCTGCAGAGACAGTTAGTTTAACTGCTTCTGCACATACAGCTGCAGTAGATAAATGGGCAACCATTATGACCA